AGATCGAGTTTGTTACAATGGATACGGATAGTTTGATTGATTGTTTTTTCTTCTTGAATAGACAATTTAATATTTACAATCATCCAAAATTGGTGAAAAAATTGAACAAAACATTGAAAAACATTTTCGATATTCTTATCCGACGTGGTCGTAGATTTTATCTTGAAAGTGAAATTGGATATCAATTCAATCTGACGGAAAAGGAACAATTCTTTTTCCAACAGTATAATGTTGTTATTTTGAAAAAGATTAAAGCAAAAGATGAACAAGCAGTTCAAGAGTTTATCAAAAAATGTGATGATCAACTTGAAACAGAAAGACTGGATAAAGAACTTGCCGAGTATTTTGAATAAATTCTTTTTATAAAAAATTAATAACAATTTTCCCCAATGCTTTCGAACACATCAAATAATTAAACGCACTCTCAGCTTCATCAATAGTGAAAACTTTATCAATCACTGGTTTTATCTTATTATCTCTTAGATATTCACTTACTTTCTTCATTATTTTACCATTACCACCACCAATAACATGATAAAATTTACCTTTACAAGATTTTCTCATACAACAAGCACCTGTTACAACATCAATTAACATCATTCCCATGTAACCATTTATAATCTTAAACATACAACATCCAACTTGTTTACTTGTGATCTCCTGTTCATCCATCCACTCTCTAATTGATTCAAGTGTTGGATAAGAAACAAGTGAACAAAGGCTACCACCTGCTCCCAACAATTTTGTTGCTTTTTTGGCTTCACCTGTACAATCCAATATAACATCGAATTTATCATTAATAACCTTATCAAAACTATATTTTCTATAATCAACAACTCTATCAGCACCTAATTCATAACATTTATCCATTTTTGTTCCAGTTGAAGCCGTTGTTACCACATAAAAAGCATTGAATACATTTTTAGCTATTTGAATAGCAATAGTTCCAACACCTCCACTTCCACCAAGTATCAAAACTTTATCTCCACTCTTCAATCCACATTTATCAAAAGCTTTGAGAACAGTGAGAGACACAAGCGGAATAGAAGCACACTCCTCATGTGATTTTCCTTCTGGACACCTCACACAAACATCTTCCCTCACAATCACATACTCCGCAACAGTACCTCTATACTTTTGCGGAAGACCACTAATCATTCCAAAAACTTTATCCCCTGTCTGGAACCGATTACCACCTTCAATAACAACTCCCGAAAAATCAAAACCAACAGTAACAGGCATCTCCAATTTTACCAAAGAATTACCACCAGCAATCGCTTTGTAATCAGCTGGATTCAATGAAGCAGATTTTACTTTAACCAATATTTCACCCTCTTTGAGATTAGCTCTAGAAGGTGCGTCAATATTAATTAATGAAGGAAAAGTATCACTTTTACTTGTATAAGATAAACATTTCATCATAATATAAATGTCAGATATATTATGATGTTTTTAAACATATTAATCCAAAAATTCAATATCCCTTACAATTAATGACAGGTTTTAACTGTTTTAAGATATCAACACTATCCTTCAAACAACTCTTCACCAAGCTGACATCACGATAAGCCATAGGTGATTCATCTAATGTTTCTTTTCTCACACAAGTACTGTAAACATCTTCCATCTCCTTCTCAAAAGTTTTCATACTTAACCTTGATGCACTTCCTCTACTCAAAATTCGACCACAACCATGAGCCGATGAATAGTTCCAATCTGGATTTCCCTTCCCTTTACACAACAAAATACCATCTCTCATATTTAAGCTTATAATACAATGCTCACCTTCCTCTGCTGAAATGGAACCCTTTCTTAATACAAATCTCTTAAAATCAATGTAATTATGCTTGGTTTCCATAATTAATGACAAATCAAAAGCCTCTTCACCTAACAAAGGCTCAACAACACTCCTTATCATCATTATTCTATTCAAAGAAGCAATATTCTGACCAACCATCATATCCACCAAATAATTTAACATTTCTTGACCCTCCAAATACTTCGGATGTAAACCAGCAATCATATCTTTCTTTATATTATCTTTCAACTCTTTAGCAACCTTACTATCCTTAAACTTACGATCAATCTTCTTAATCTGTGTCACATAAGCTATCCTATCAAATTTTGATCCCTCATCAATAATAGCTTGGTGATAACAACAAATCTTAAATCCAATATTTCTAGACCCTGAATGAACCGTTAAATAATTACTACCACTATCGCGGTCAGCATTAACTTCAACATAATGATTACCACCACCTAAAGTTCCAATACTTTTCCAATCATTCTTCACATCACACCCAACTCTTCTCATCATATTATCAATCCACTCTCTATCAATCTTCTCTGGTAATTGTCCCTCGGACAACTTCTCCTTCAAATTGGCAAGATCAATATTACTTCTTTCAATCAAAAGTTCCCAATCAGAATCCCTCATTTGTGATTTCTTATGTTTATCAAATCCCATTGGGATCATAGCTCTTATTAACTGCTCAACTTTTGGTATCTTCTTTGGTTTCAACTTAATATTTAATGGATACATACTTATTCCACAACCAATATCCACTCCAACATACCTTGGATAAATCTTATCTTCTATTTGAGCTGTTAATCCTACACAACATCCATGTCCTCTGTGACAATCAGGCATAATTCTTACATTTTTTAAAATCATACCTCCTTTATCATTAGTCATTTGCTTTATCTGCTTCATGGTGTCCATATCAATCTCAAACTTCGGCAAAAACACTTTTATTATCTCATCATTCACTCCATTGAATGAATACACCAAATTATCTTCCATTTGATACTTTAAATACCTTGGAAACTCTTTAAATTGTTTTTGTTTTTATTGTTTATAAAAATGAAAAATCACTACAAGTAAGTCTCAACAATGTGTAGAAGACGTTACAAATAAGTCTCAACAATGTGTCGAGACATTACCTTGCCCATTTTCTTTACCATGAGTGGATAAACTGTTTTGCGATCCTTGATACGCATCTGCCTTTCCTTCATTTTTGTGAACTTGTTTGCTGATAAGAACTTGAATGAAAAATTGGGGTCATCGTGATGAGCATCAACATACTCAAGAGTCATGTTTGGATTTTCAGCAACGGTTTCTTTCCAAGGTAGGTCAGGATTTTCCTGAATATCCTTCATCGTTATACCCTCGTTCTTGGAAACATGATACCAACTCCAATTTTCAGCAGGAAATTTCTTCACAATTTCTATTGTCAATTTTGGGTCTCTCGACAAATCATCGAAATTCACATAAGAACTGCTAGCGGGCTTATGTTGAGATTTGTAGTTAGGATTTTTACAAAGAAAGTCAAGTTTCCATGGCAAATCTCTGTTAGACAAGATCATTTCAATTGTGAAAGCTGCATTCTTTGTCAAAATCAACCAATTCCAATCGCGATGCTTGAATTTCCTCAAAAACTCAATTGTCAGATTAGGATTACAAGACATTGATGGCCAAAACCAACGCATCGTATGATTACGCTCGACAATCTCTGGCGTTACACATGGATGCATTGAAAGCTCAACCCAATCCCAATCACTAAAAACACGTTTCTTCACAAAATCCCAAATTAAATTGGGATTCTTCGAAAGATATTTCACTTTCCATCCCAAATCTGGATTACTCTTAACAAATTTCATCGTAACGTTCTCATTCTCAGAGACAAGCTCCATATCCCAATCAGCATCAGGATACTTTTTCAACAAAAAAAACAAAGGATTTTCCTCCGTCATACTTAATATTAATGTCTCGTTGGTTTTATAATATTTTGTTCAATTTTTTTATCTTAAAAAGACATTAAACGATACATATATTATGGGGAATCAACAATCAGCTGTAAAAGTTTGTGCAAGACCAAGACCAAATCCCGTTCCTATTGTTCAAGGTGTACCTGTGGTTCAAGGTGAACCTGTGGTTCAAAGTGTACCTGTGGTTCAAAGTGTACCTGTGGTTCAAAGTGTACCTGTGGTTCAAGGTGTTAAAATAGAGGTTCATGAAGATTTGAATAACTTATATTATTTGAAAAAAATGTTTGAAGGATGTATCGATAGACATTTAGAGTATCCTAATCCAGATTATAAAATATATTTGTCGAAAAGTAAGTTTGAAAGAGTTTGGAAAGGCACGACAGAAGATGGATATATTGAGTTGCCAGGTGTTAATATTTTATCAAATTTAAGATTTGAAAACGCTGACGATATTGATTTAATTGAAAGTGTTGTTATTGGTTTCAGAAAAGGTTTTGATAATGATTATGAAATACTTGATAATATCCCAACAAGTATATTCAAACAATTACAAGATTTTTATAAAATGAAAAGAGATTGTATACCATGTTTTATGTTTAAATATGGTTTACCAACACGTTACCAAACTTGTAAGTTGAAGTTTAAATATAAACCGAACGTTGAGAAGAAAGAAATATCCCTTCTTGTTAATGTTGATCAAAACTTGAATGATGATCGAACAAGTTTTCAAACACCAGTGTATTGTGTTAAAGAAGTGGAAATTGAAAATGATAAATGGTTAAGTTTATATAACCCAGCTTATTTTTTCATTCCAGAAAGAAAAATGGATAATATTGTACTTAAATTGAATAATAGATATCATATAAAACTTAAATATGATGATGATAAAAAAATAGTACCACTCGTTAACGGTTTGGATTTTAATAATCATGCAAATTATATGCTTAATTTCAAAAGAGTTGATGTTGCAAAAATGGAATTTTTGACCGAAGGTTATAGTATTACTGAAAGTATGAAAGCTTATTTTATTTGTCCATCTGTTTATATGTACCATGATGGTATTGGTGGAAAAATTTATAATTAGTGGATTAGTTGAAATCAATCAATTCATTCTTTCTCATTTTGAAAATGTCAGAGCAAACTGATTTTATTGTGTCCATTTCACTTTTGATCTTATCTCCAAGAGAGTGATCCATAGCTTCACTTTCGATTTTATTTTTCATATGAATAATATCACAATCTTCTGTTATTCCAGAAGGATCAAGATACGTAGCAGTAATCATTGGTGATTTCCAAGAATAATATGTATGGATTGGACCATATAATGTGTTAAAATATTTTATGAATTTATTATTATATTTTGCAAATCTTAAACATTTGTTAATTTTTTCACAAGTGTCGAAATCACATCCCAATATAAATGGATAAAATTTTATTTTATTATCAATCAATTGGATAGAATTTGATCTATTACACAACGTATAGTCAGTTTCTATATATATATTTTCGCCAATATTTCTAGCAAGATTTAATAGTACATCTTTTCCTGAAGGTGATGGGCCACAAATAACCAAATGATTTTTAGTCCTTCGGTTATTCATAAAACATCCCAACTGGAACAAATAACGTTCCATATTTTCAGGAGTATCAATATTGGATAAAACCTTCCAGAAATTTGGAGCTTCCTTTTCCAATTTTTGCCAGAATTTGTTTTCTTTGTAGTAACCATTATCACAAAGACGTTTAATCTTTGATCGCATAGCACTGTATTTTTCCTTTAGTTCCTCCAATTCTTTCTTCAATTTTTCATTTTCAACATCTTTTACTTTCATATCATCAATCAATGAATGAAATTTGTTGTAATCTATTGTTGTAGTCATGTTTAATACAATGTGGAAATCAATCAAATAAAAACAAAATCATTTTTTTTTGGTTTAAAAATTTAGCATTTATTACCCTTCAACCAACTTTTCATCCAGTGATGAGTAGCATAAGCGTTCTTCAATTTCTGTTGCCCTTTTCTTATTACCATCATCCTATTTTGTATCTTACTGTCGTTCTTAGCACACTCTGGATAAAATACATCAGATCGATATATTTTAACTCCTTTTGTTCCTTTCATCATTAAAACATCTGTAACCAACTTGGGCCCAGTCAATCCAACAGGACCTCTTGAACTGTTTCTGACTGTTCTGTTGTAAATTTCACGCAAGAAATAAACAAAGAGATCTGTTTTAGGAACTGCTCCAAAAAGTGCATTACAAACAATATGTTTGCCATTCCAATGTTCTTTAGGTTCTAAACCAAAGAAACATGAATCATCTTTAATGAGTTCATCAAGAGGTTTCAAACATTCGAAATCAAGATCGGCATAAACTCCTCCATGAATGTAAATAATACAATAACGGGCAATATCTGCACGATATATTGGTCTACTATATGAATCATATATTTTGAGGAACTTTGGGAAGTACTCTTTGATGAGATTTCTGTTATCCTCATCTGTCCAAAGACAGTATTCCCAATCTGGATTCTTTTCTTTCCAAGATGCGACCCATTTTTTACATTTCTCTGGAATATTATTTGTTTTCCATGTTTGATGAATTATTTTTGGTATCTTCATTTATTATAACCAGTTTTTTCTTCTACTTTTTTTAAACTTAAAATGTTATTTATTTTTATTATATATAATGATCAATAAATATTTGAAATTATTAAATAAAAAAATTATGAGAAATGTGGAAAAAATGGGATTCGAATCAAAAAACATTTTTGGATTCGAATATTCAGAAGAAAATGGATGTTATATTGTTTACAAAATGAAACAACCTGATTGGATACATATAGATTGCGTAGAGTGTCAACAAGATATCAATTTAAGAAAATATATTGGTGGTGATGATGCAGTTCTTATCGATATTGATTATTACATAAAGTAAATCAACTCAACCATCCATGATCTTTTGCGACTCTATTGAAAGCTTTTAATCCTTCATCACGTTTATACTCTTGCTTATCAGTTGTATTATCAATCTGGGCATCAACAATTAAACTTTCAACTGTTTCAATCGTACTCTGTATTTTCATTGCTGGTGACCATCTCAAAGGCGTCAATATATCTACACAAATAGATCCACCAACAGTAATATGACCTGTTCTATACTTGAAAATAGGTTTTACAATTCTTACAAAAAGAGGTTCGTAAGGATACTTCTCTGGAACTTTTATTTCGAATTCAACATGAGGGATACCATACTTGATCATATCTTTTCTTATATTACTATCTTTATCAAAATCAGTTGGTTTCGATAAAGCTTTCCACATATATAAATCACCATCAATTGGCATAAATTTATCACCAATACATGATAATTCTTTGTAAATTCTCTTTTCTCTGAATGATGTACTCTTTTTCTTGACTTTGGCTTTTTCATTATAAATAGTTGTGTTGAAACATTCATTTATCTTTTTGAAGACTTCTGTTTTGTTGTTCTTATTAAATGAAAGGAAATATCTCAAAACCAATTTAGTATCATCAGTCACTACATAAATTGTTCTGGTCTTTTTATACAACTCTTTATTCCCAATAACTTCAAAAACACCAACAATACCACTATCACAATATCCTGTGGCAAATTTAACATCGTCAGACAAATAAATACCATTTCCATAAACCTTACCATTCAATTGAAGTTTTGTTCCTGAACATATCTTAATACCATTCTTGATAATAGAGTACCAATTTTCCATACGGCTTCCATGAAATAAATAACATCTTTTATTACCATGTTTGGCCAATTGTTGTTCCTGTTCATATGTGTTTTGAACCTCAAACTGTTCGAGATTTTCAATACCCTTTATCAAATAAGATTTCTTGAAGATAATTGGTGTTGAATATATCGAAAAAGTAATGAATTTATAAAGTTCATCATCATAAGGAAGCTCATCATCTGAATTACATAGTTCTGCCTTATTTATTTCTGTTTTTGTACACTTACTTAATAACAATTGTAAAAGTTGATGATCTTCATTATAAGAAGGAGTATATATCAACTCTTTACGTGAAGAATTAATGGCCTTTTTGGCTAGTTTAAGTTGAAACAATAATACATCTTTTTTTGTTTTAACATAATTAGTCAGGAAATCTTGTGATCTTAAAAGGTCGTAATTCATGGTGTAATATCAATTATCGATTCTGTTTTATGTCAAAATAGTTATAATAATTTCTAGCCATTATATAACAAATGTCATTAGAAAGACATAAATACAAAGCAATACTTTTAGTAATAGCATCTCCATCAAATTATTATAACAAAAACAAAAAAGTAATGATGAAATTTATGAACAACCATCCAGATATCAAGACATTTTTTATTTATGGAAGAGTTCCAAAAAGTTCCGTTCCACATTGTAAACATGATCTTTTCTTCGATTGTTCTGAATCTTTGAGACCGGGAATTCTTATTAAAACCCTTATGGCATTCTCATATATTTTAAAAAACTACGATTTTGATTACGTTGTGAGAACAAATATATCAACATTCTGGAATTTCGAAGGTCTACTAAAAGTTCTTAATAAACTCCCAAAAAAAAATTGCCTTGCTGGAAGAGTTGAAAAACATACCTTTATAACAGGAACAAATATCACAATCAGCAAAGATTTGGTCAAATATATCACACAAAACACAAACAAAATCCGTATACACAGATGCGATGATGTCGAATTATCACAATTTTTCAAAAGAGAGCTAAAAACACCATACATTAGAGTAAAAAGATGTGATTTATTTGTGAAGAAATTCCCTTTAAGAAGAAGAGATATACCCAAGAAATTTGTATGTTACAGATTAAAAACACCCCGCAACAGACTAATGGATTCCAAAAAAATGAAACGACTTTATCAAGTATTTTATAAAAAAAATCCAAATAATGTTATAAACAAATGACCACAGATTAATGCTTTTTAATTATTTTAGCCTTAAAATAATTAAAATTTTATAACAGAGGCCCCGCTGAGAATTGAACTCAGATTAACTGATTAACAGTCAGCCGTACTAACCATTGTACTACAGGGCCTTCACAATACTATATATAATTATCTCTTTAAGTACTTTTATGATTTTAGTATATAAATTTATTTTGTGCTTCTTTTCTTCTATCATAAGTATTCATAATGGTTCTTTGTAGAAAAACATAATTATCATACGTATCTTTGGTAAGATATCTTTTGATTGAGTAATCAACTTTGACGAGTTCTTTGTTGAGTTGTTCTAATTTTTCTTGAGTGTCATAATCTTGAAAAATATTCGCTCCTCTTGTTTCCGCTTTCTCAATAAGTCTCATTGTAAGCTTTGTGCTAATATTTGGAATTGTTTTATATATCTTATCCATCGTTCTTTTGTAAAAAGTTGAAACTCTTCCATACAGATCACCATAAAGTTCCCACAATTTTGATTCAGATAATTTCTGGTCAATTGTTTCTTTGATCTTTGTTTCTTTTCTTTTCAATTCACGCATTGTATTTTTCAACTCACGCATCTGCGTAGCAAGCAAACCATATTCCTTACGCAATTTTTTAACATCGTCGGACACCTGATTATATAATTCTCTTGTTGTTAATTCCATATTTAATTCAACTATATACTATATTTTGAATTAAATAAATCATTTTTTTCGCATTTTTTTACAAATAAGAAAGAGTTTAAAAGAGAGACTCTCTCTTTTATGTAATGAGTTTTGTACTCAAAATTGACTACCGTGAGCAAGATTTAGTGGAGTCCTTCAGTTCAGATGAAGAGTTAGAATTCCAAAAAGATAGCTTGGATCTTGGTGATATTGTATTTGAACGAGAAGGAGTACCAATTATAGTTATTGAGAGGAAGAAAATGATGGATTTATCCAATTCTTTATATGACGGAAGGTATAAAGAGCAAAAAAAGAGAATTAAAAAGGCTTTACATAGAAATGTGCGTAAAATTTATTTAATAGAGGGTTCTACAAGTGGGTTATGGAAAACAAAAATGAGTGAAAAGACATTTGTCGGAGTGAAGATAAATACAATGTTGAGGGATAATATCCATGTTATTCATGTTAATGGTTATGATGACACAATGAAATTTATAAAGGATATTTATACGAGATTGGAGAAATATGTAAAGGATATATATGGAGAAGTTGTTGAAAGTGGAGATAATTCTTGTTATAGTGAGGTGGTTTGTAATATGACAAAGAAGAAGAATATGACACCTGATGTTTATAAGGTAGTTCAATTTCAACAAATACCAAAAGTATCGAATACTGTTGCTAGACTTATTGTTGAAAAAATTGGATCTTTAAAAGATATTCTTTTGAAGTATCAAAGTGAAGAAGAAAAAGCTGAGTTAAAAAAGGAGATAAGTGAGTTACGTTTTGGAGATAAACAAAGAAGGATTGGTGTAAAACTCGCAGAAAGAGTCATCGAATTTATTTATTAAACTTCCACAATATCAGTAATAATTGCATGATGATCAGATATTTGCTCAAAATATCCAATTTTCTCTATTTTGATAGGATCAACAACTGATTTAACATCTGTATATTCAAGATTGGGAAGATAATAGAGAAGTCCATCGAATCTTTGTACTTCATTTGTACCAAATCTTTTAAAAGTATAAATATCATTGAGCATACTATCGATGAATGGATCAACGTAATCTGCGAATTTATCATCAATATATTTCCATAACTTTTGATTTGCATTAAAATCACCAGTTATTATAACATTTTCTTTCCTAGAAACATTATTTACCACATACTCATATATCTCATCAATCTGCTTGAACCTGACATCATCTTGTCTCTTCAAATGCCCAGATTGTAAATGAACATTAAATAAATTAACTATTTGATTTTTTACTTTCACTTTCGTATGAATAAACCCACAATTGGACAATACATTCGGAAAATGAATAAAAGTATTGTATTCAACAAAATTGGTATCCGTCATAGGATATTTGGACAAAATACATAAACCTGATGATGTAAAAGCTCTACACATTTTAATATCCATTGGTATGTACAAATAATAATTATTCTTGGTTGAAAACTCTTTCATCCTATTAACACGAGTTGATATGCCATCATTGAACAACTCCTGTAAACAAACTATATCATATTGCGACGTTTTGATATGATCTAGCAACTTATCGAATCTATGGTCTTTATAATCTCCATAAAATATCTCATTAAATTTCATTTTTCCATTCCAATAACTTTTAAAAGAGTTATAATAAGAATTGATTAATGTAGGCCTCATAAAAACATTCAATGTTAAAATCCTCATAATATATTCTACTTTAGATTTTTTAAGCTGGTCCTCTGACCAAAATAATATACGTTATCATCTTCGCTAGCTTTTATAGTTTTTACTTGTTTTGTAGATCTTGTTTCTGTATGTTTTCTCCTAAAACTTTTTAATGTCTTCTGTAAATCGCGTACAAATTCAAAATAACCCCTTTAATTTCTTTTTCGGTTTAGGTTGATCCATCTATAATGTTCATCTATATTAAAATAGAATTTTTAAACTAAAAATTTTCTTATAATTTTCATTTTTTTCATGAAATATGTCTTGAACCAGCTTTAATAAGCTTACACCACTCATCGTTCTTAATTTTCTTAATAAGAAAACGTTCTAACTGTGTAGCCTCCTTATTGGACCTAAACTGGAACAAGATACCACTGATAATCTTTCCCTGTTTCTGACGACCTGGCTTCAACTTGGCAACAAATTTGTATTTGTTCTTCATATCAATATATGGTCCACAAATTGGAATACAACTCTTGAATTTATCCTCTTTTGAAGGATTGGAAACAAACTTTTGATGTTGATCAATGAAAAGAACACCAATACCAAGTTCCAGTCTAGACTCTGGAAGGAAATTCTTCTTTCCTCTTACCATGAAACTACCCTTGTTAATATACTCACCCGATGGTGCAGTTTTACTAACTTGGTCACTGTTTACGTAATAGGCATTTTCAGCACGATTTGCTTTCCAATTATGACTCATACAAACCAGAAAATCACCTGCCCTCAACAAGATATTGAGCGGAGGTTGGATCGAAGATCCAGAAAAAGCTTTAACAATAGCTGAAGGAGATCTGTCGAAGTTACCGTGAAGATAGATATCATCTTTATTCATGTATTTTTTGACAAGTTCCTCGTTTTGAGAAGCTGTTTTACCACAAATAATAATGAAACCATCAGTCATATACCAATTGAAATTCTGAAACCAAAAAGATTTCTCTTCGTAATCAAATGACGTTTCAATCTCCTCTTTCTTCTTCTTTTTCTGCTCTCGGGATTTTAGCTTCTCAACAGCTTTTACTCCTTCACTAATAGTCTTCTGATATTTAACATTGATCTTCTTCTTATTAGTAAAGTACTTATCACCATTAGCATAAACAGACATAGAACAATCCAGTTCCCTACCATCAACAACAAGAGTATTAGTCTTCTTGTTATATTTCATGTTAAAAGCTTGTAGTTTAGAAACATAATCGTCAATGTTATTCTTGTTTATACCCCTGATCTTATCCATAATCGGTTGGATCTTTTCAGCATTCTCATAAATCCATTGACCGATATCTTCATTTCTATTCAACTTTTTCTCCAAGGTTTTTGTACGTTTAGTCAAGTCTTTCTTTGCCCGTTCATACTTATTATCCTTTTTCTTGTTTTTGCTCTTCTTAATAACTGATTTTGATTGTTTATCATCAAAATCTTTGTAAAATTCCCGCAACATTAAGTCAAAATCATCATATTCTTGTTCACCTTCAACTTTTTGGGAGAAGGGTGAGTATGATTGTTTGATTCTGTAACCTTTGTCGATTTGGGAGTCAAGATTTTGATAGTTTTTCAATAACTCTTTTGGATCAGTTGAAGGAAATACTTTTAGAAAGTTTGGTCCAACTGTTTCAGCATTGATTTGTTCAAACTTTTCTTTTGGATAGGCTTGACCAACACTGATATCGAGTTCATCACTCTTGTATCGTCTCTGGAGAGAGAGGATTTTGTACTCATGATCGGTTAAAATCACATTTCCTGTTGAGTAAATCTCGAGAATAATGTGGTGTGCATACTCGTTTTCTCCAAATTGGAAATCAATAATACGATCCATTCCGTACTGTGTGATTGCGATCAGACGCTTATTGTTCATATGCTTACGCATCTTTTGAACAAATGTGTTTGGCATCTGTTTACAATCAACTGGTTTGTCATCAATTGTGTGAAATCGGAATCCAGAAACAAGTTTGATGAAAACTTTCTCAATTTTATTCGTAAGTTTTAAGATAAAAATTTTAGAACTTAATTCAAAGATATTAACCAATCTATAATCCAAAAATTTTTGTAAGTTTTTTACTTCTGCAAAAATGTCCAAATTAGTAAATTTAATTTTCATACTTTTATAATAGCATTAATCATTTATGTAATTTATAAATTCACTTTTTTAAACTCTCCCTATTTGTTATAAGTTTTTATCCACTTTTACCCGAAGGGATTAATTATAATGCTGGGTCTAGTGTATTGTCCTAGGATCCAATAGAATCTGAGCAGTTACTTTAGCTCAGTTTCCAAGGAAGGTAACCTCATTTGATTCGGCTTCTCCGCAATGGAGTCGCTTTCTTGTGCTTAGCACACCTTCTTTTTTAGGATTTTACACGTTCCCCACGCCATTTTCTCAGTCCTCTGCCCGCCGCGTGATGTTCGCCCAACTGAATCCCTCCTGCACAGGACGGGTGT